GTGTGTGTCTACCACCCCCTCCTTTTTTTCATGTTTAATATTGGACTATATGATAACCATAATAAACAACTATTGCCGCTGCTATCAGAAATACTATAAACATCGGTAGGACAAAATATTTAAAAAATCCGCGCCAGCCTTTTCGCTCGTATGACGTTGCCGCCCATACGCCTAAAAAAAACGCTAATCCCGCATTCATCAATTTACCTTTCCGCCCACATTCGTCAGGGCTTTGTCGTTGTATCCGTCATACATCAAATTTTGCGGGCTTGCCCCGCCCATTGTCAAGACCTGCGGTGCGTCAGAAGTATAAGAGGTCTGCGTCGGTTTTGCGGCTTCTGCCGTCTGCGTTTTGTACGGGTTGAACGGCAAACCGTCTTTGACGTAGTTCAGGCAGGTTTGTTTGCCAATTTCTTTAATCTTCGTTCCTTGGTCGGTGTAGCAGGTGCAGCGGTTCTCTGATTTGATACAGGCGGCAGGCCACGGCATGACTTTAACGGCTTTGTTCATTCCGTCGTACATAGGAGCGGTTTCTGGACGCTCTGCGATACGGGGCTGATAGTCTTCTTCGCTCAAATGCGGTTTCTTAGGTTCTTCAGGTTTGGTTTCGGCTTTCGGATACTGTCCGTTTGATACAGGCTCACTTGCCGATACGGTTGAAGGCTGCGTTTGTGCTTGGGCGGTTTGTGTCGTACTTGCCGTCTTCGCCTTTTCTTCTTCGCCCGAGAATTTTCCCCAAAATCCAGTAAACGACCATATTCCGTAACCAACGAGGCAAAGAGCGAGCGGGAACATCATTAAAAGTTTGCTTTTTTTCGTCCTGATTTTTGTGTGCACTTCGGCGGACTTGTACAGCCCGTACACGCTTTTATCAAGCCTGTACACGCTGATTAGGGCTTCCCTGATGTTTGCCCTGCTTTCAGGGTCTTTTGCGCCGCCTGTCGTCCATTCCATCTTACGACGTAGCCCTAGATTGGTCTTCCCTAAATGCGTGTGATGTTCTATCAGTCCGCGCAAATGGACGTCTATCAGGCGAGGATGTTGGGTTATCAGTATGAAATCAAGACCACGGTGTCGGTGTGTTTCTAGTTCGGCGACGTAATCGGGTACTTTCGAGCCGCTGGGTCGCGGTCGGAATATGCGTTGGCATTCGTCAACGACGATAATCGCGCCCGGCGGCGCCCACTTCGGCCATGTCTGAATGCTTTCCCCTTCGGGTATATCGAAGTAGTTTATTTTGTCGTGGTCTAGGTCTTTGATTCCGTCCACGAAGATAGGACGGTCTTTAAAGTCCTTGCGTTTGACAAGGTTTGAAACCGCATACAATGTTTTACCCGCACCGGGAACGCCTGTATATAGGTAAAGCATTTTTTATCCCTCACTTTTGACGATAGTGGACAGTTTCTTAAAGCCCTTTATCGTTGCTATAAATGTGAATGCGCCAAATATCCAATTCAGCATGACGCCAAAGCCCATGATGTAGACGATTTGCAGTGCGTCTTCAGGGAAACCGCCAATATGGTTTTGAACCTGTTGTATGAAATAGGATTGCAACTGGCGAAATCCCGCCACTGTCACGAAAGAAAGCCCTATGGCTGTCAATATTCTGCCCGCCACAGACATTAATACGGCTGTTATCAAACTGCCCCAGTTCATAGCTCCTCCAATGCGCCATAGACGAACCATGCACAGGTAAGAATGGTCATCATGATTAAGACAGGTCTCAATTTAGCGGCAAAGTCGCAAAGCGGCTGATAGCTGAATTCGACTTGCCCAAATTCGCCCAAATCCACGCTTTTTGGTTGCGGGCAAACGCCCTCTGTTTGGAAGATATTTTCAGGTCTAAAATCTAAATCTATTGTGTTTTCAGGTAATACGATGTCTTCATAGGTCGTATCGCCACCCGGCATACATTGCGCAGCATTCGGGTTTTGCTGACAAAAATCCTGCTTCTGATTCTCTTGGTTTTGATTCTGATTTTGTTGCCCTGTCGGAGTATCAGGCGTTGTAGGTGTATTCGGCTGATTCGGCGTCGTCGGTACATTCGGACTATCGGGCATTGTAGGTGTATTCGGACTATTGGGTGTTGTCGGCGTGTTCTGTCCTTTATTCGGTGTCGGTATTATTTCGCTTCGCGTCGGTGCGAGTGTGGAATTTGGTTTCAGGTCTGGACGCGGAATAATAGACGTTGAAACCGTTCCGTCTGCGTTAAGTGTGAACCGTGTCTGTTGCGGTGTATTGCTTCCCTGCGGTGTGTAAGGTGCTGAATCTGCAGTCATGGGCGTGAATTGATTTGATTCGGTAGACTTCTCGACTGCATCGCCAATTTTTGTCAACTGATTCATCAATTCGGCATGATTGGTCTGTTGATTGTTCAGCATACGGGACAGGATGTCTTTGATGTCTTGCTGATTCAACATCATGTCTTGAGGTGTAACGGTTTCAGGAGGCGGGGTTATTTCAGATACAACCTGCAAATTTGCATAAATAATCGAATTAGGCGACCACGATCCGGGAAGATATGACTCTAACGGGGAACTTCTAAAAACCGTCTTCTTACCATCTTTATCATATGAAGCACCGGCATTCTGAACAAACTTATTTGTATAAGCACCTATGTATTTATTCTCCGATTTTTGTCTGCCGTTGACTGTATGTGTTATGCCTAAAACAACCTGATAAACAGTCTCCTTTTTAGAACGTTCCTTTGCCTCTTTGTAGGCTTTGTTGCCTTCAGCTGCTTTTGCGGCTTGTTCCGCTGCTTTTTTGGCGGCAGCGGCGGCGACTGCTCCGCCTAGGTTGCCGCCCTGTTCGGCTTGGGCTTGTGCGGTTGCGGCTTGTTGTGCGGCTTGAGTTAATTGTCCTGATGATGGTTCAGATGGTAAAGTGCCTAAACCTCTACCTACAGCCCTAGATACTTCACCCAATCCCCCATCTAAAATCCCATCTAAAAAAGCACCCGCCGCCATAGCTGCATTATGTGCGGCAGTACCATAATTACCATTTTTCAATCCCCTTGTAGCATTTTCTATATAAGGAGCAGAATATTTCATCCCCCTACCAGCAAAATTAGCAGCAATCGCACCATTAGCGACAGTAGCTAGCTTCGAAGACGACACACTCTGCGTCTGCGTCGTATGCATAACACCCTTTTCCCCGTATTTGCCCGTTACTGTAACGGTCTTACCCTGCGTCCCTTTAATCGTGCCTCCGTCCTTCGTTACCGTCGGTCTGCCATTATTTTGGCTTTGCACGCGCCATACGCCCGTTTTCGGGTCATAGCCTTTTTGTCTTAATGCTTGTTCGCTTGGAAAGCCCGCCCCCTGATGTTGTGCCGGCGGCGGCAGTCCTACTTCTGCGCTTACAGGAGCAGCGAATAAAGCAGCAGACAGAGCAAGGCATAAGGCAGTATGCCGATGATGAACATTGCTTCGGGTATCATTCTTCATTACTCTTTTCTCTCGTTGACAATATGAATTTGTAGATTAGGTTGACGACAAATACCGTGGCGACGATTGAAACGCACATCAGACCTATCTCTTTGCCCAACTTCTGATATTCCATCGGGTCACAAAAGGGAAAGGTCAGTTTGACTTGCTGTTCGTTATACTGCCATGTAGAGCCGTTAAAAACGGGGTGATGCAGCACCCCGTCTTTGTCTATTGTCGGCACTACACGGGTCATCACGTCGTTTGTCGCCGCTTCGTGTGTGAAATGGCAGACACGGCCGACTTGATAACCCATTGCCATTAACCGCCTTTGCGTACTGCTTTGATAATCAGACCAACAACGACCATTGCAGCAGCAACACCGATTACAACCGCGCCAATAGACGAAACGCCTTCTTTTGCGCCTGACAATTCAGCTTTGGCGGCTGTAATCAACGCGCTGTCTTCTGCCATTGCAGGCAAAGACATGATGGCAACAGAAACACCGGCGACGGCGTATTGCAGTTTTTGTTTCAGGTTCATTTTATTTTCCTTTACGAAATGTTTATAAAAAATAGTTTTGCGGGCTATGTGAAGGTTTCAGAGACCGCCCGCCGAGCCTCTTAAACTTAGTCTTCTTTTTCGTAAAATCCGAAAATTACAAATTCCCCGCCTATCTCTTCCAATGCCGAGCTGAATGCGTCTTCATAGCTTTCATACTTGCCGGCTGATTTGATGTTCGGCGTAAAGCCAATATCGCCAAACGGATCGGGATAGATGAATTCGTGATTTTCCAATTCCTGTACGATAAATTTCTGTTGGTATCTGCTCATGATTCAGCCTTTCTTAGGCTTTAGGTGATGCGCCCTTTACTTGGAAATCCAACAATTTCGGCACTAAGCCTTTTCCTGTTGATTCCATGGCAACTGTTACATCAACGGCACAGGGGAATTTAAGGTTTTTCAATTTTTCAAAATTATGGCTGTCACCAAACTTCATGCTTGCCGCGGTAAAGCCCACGGCATTGCCGTTTGACGGCATGGGGCTGGCTACCAAGACGGTGCATGAATCGATTTTGTTACCGTCGATTTCGCCTTTGAATTGTTTTGCGCCCAACAAAGTGGCCGAATATGTGGTTACTTGGCTTGTTTCAAACATTTTTCAATTTCCTTCAGTTGTTTAAAAAATCGGATATTTGACGTTCCTCGTACTCAATATCCTTGATGTGTTTCCTTTCCCTGTCTTGTGGGAATGCAGTTTCTTTCTCTTCATTCAAATCATCAAACAGTGTTTCAATGTTCAATGCGTTAATGGCTTTCTGTTCTTCGTGTATATACTGGAATTTCTGCGTTTGATTTCTGCAATCGTACTGTTCGGGCTGTAAACCTTTTGGATAACCTTCAACTCCTTTCACGAGCTCATCAACTATTTTGCTATCGTCCCACCCTATATCGCGGAGGAAGTTGACCATCTTGCCGACCTGATTCCTTGCATGGAAAAGCTTATGGTCGAATGTTAGATTAACGGTTTCTACTTTTGCTTCCATCCGCTTGGCTTCGGTCTTGAAAATCGCCTTGCAAATCAGATATGCACCGCCGAGATACGAACCGGGATAAAGCAGCATATCCAATGGGATTTCTATATCCCCCGCCCTGAATTCGGTTTCAAACCTGACCCAAGGGCTGTCAACATCTCCGAACTGTCTGCCTTTCTCGTAAACACGGGTAAACTTTGAGTTTCCGCGCTTGCCGATGTAAAAGGTTTTTCCGCTGCCGTCTTCATTTCGCCATGCCGTGCCTCGACATTCGCTTTTTGGCCGCATATTGTGTACGTCGTAATATCCTTTATCGTGGTCTAACATTGCCTGATCGGGTGTGTACTCTCCGTTGAAAAAATCATGTGCGACATCGACACGGGTTATTTTGGGTCGGACGCATTTACTTAAAAATTCATACAATCGGTTTTCCCAACCGGGTAATGCCGCCATGCAGCCTGTTCCGTTCAATTCAACCAACATCGTTTCACGTTGACCGCCATAGTGAACCTTTCCGTATTCGACGTTATCGGGCCCAAGTTGGTAACAACTTTTATAAAAAAACTTCCCTTTAAACGGTAATTTTTGGGTAATGCCAAATCCCAATATTTCTTCAAGCAGCTCGCTATACTGGACAACGAATTCCGTATCGGATACCAACCCCTTTCCGGTTACTTTTGTCAT